TATTAATTCTTTTTGTTCTAAAACTTCCTTTCTTAAAGTGAGTTTTTGGTATTGATCTAAAGTGATAATTATTTCCGACAATCTTTTCTTTAAATTGTCGTTTAGTCTTTAGAATATTTTGTGCGTGTTTTCTTGCTTCTTCAAATGGTAAATTTTTATTTACATTAACACGATGAATGACATATTTACCATTACCCATAAGTTTTGATGCGACATTGCCAATATTTGTTACTGTGTCTGCAATAGTTTTTACATAAGCAGGAGTTTTATTTGCTAATTGAGTTATATCTTGAAATATAAACTTTTGTGCCGTGTCATTCCAACTTCCTATACTTTGGCATATCATACGAATAAAATTTTGGCAATTATTGGCTGGCTTATCTCCGTTTCCTAATGCAGAATATCCAAAGAATAACTCATTTCCATTTTGTTTAAGTGCCTTTTCTAATACATCATTTAAAGTTTCTTTATTAGGCTCTGATAATGCTAAAAATTGCGTATTTCCTTTAGTTGCTGATAAGTTATCAGTAATCATTACTTCTTGAACTTTTTCGACCAAAATCTTTTTATTTCCTTCCAAATTAAATATTAATCCTACATGATATAATTTATCAAAATCTGTATCATTCTTTGCTTTATTCCATTGACCCAAACTAATTAAATTTAATACGACATCTAATGCTTTTTCAATTGGTTTTTTGAACAAAGTTATATTATGTATTTTAAGATTTCCATATTTTTCTAAAGTTCTTTTGCTAGTATTATTAAATTCTAATCTTCTATTAAATAATGTTTTTATTTGATTAACGCCACTTTTAATAAAATCAAAAATACCCGCCCCTTTTAAATGTTTATCAGACATTAAATGTTTTTTAACTCGTTGCCCTTTTATATCTGTATTACAAACTGAACAATGATAAATACCACCTCCTAATGGTTCAGCAAGTTCGGGGTATTTGTCTAATAATTCAGAATATTGTTGATTATAATAATTTCTTGCTTCACTTTGCTTAGGCGTTATATTAATATCAAATGTATTAGCGACTTCTCCTACTCTTGGTGCATTATGTAATAATTCATTTCCAATATTAGCAAGTTTTTCATCATAAGTAGGTTTATTTAAATTGTCAATAAAACCACGATAACCACTAACTTGCATATTATATTCGTGTTGTAATCTTGAACGAATACCGCTATTATGAATTTTATCAATTAAATTAATATCCAAGTCATCTAAATTCAACTGTTCAATAATCTTATTATCTTCTTCTTCTTCCAATTCATCACGATGTTCTTTTTTATATAATTCATTTTCTTTGGCTTGTTGTTGTCGTTTAGCTTGTTCTAAATTGTAAGCTTTAGCTTGTTCAGATTGTTTTAATTTTAATAACTCAGAAGCTTTCTTTTTCTCTTCATTTCTTGTATTAAAGTCTTCAATTCTATTTATTCTTTTTGGCATTTATATATAGTATTATCAGAGATTATTTTTATAAATGTTGAACAATTGTTAATCGTGAATTGATATTGATTGTAGAGATACCAAATACACTTGGCAAAGGATTACATATTGCAGTATTATTATTTGACATTGCAAAAAATGTAATATAGTCATTTGGTTGTAAAACAGCATTAAAACATATATTTTGCCATCCTGGTTGATTACCTGTATAATAAGACCATATTGCATTTATTAAATTAATCCAAGGATTAAAAGATTCGTTTCCTGTTCCATTTGTAACAGCATTTGAAGGGATATAACAACAAGCTAAACCTAAATACGTATTTTCAGTTCCAGAAAATGAAACATTTAAAGAGCCACTTAATGTTATTGGATTTGATGAACTATTTTGATAACAATAATATGTACCGCCAGTATATCCCGTTACAGTTGTCTGAACAACATTAAAATCTGATGTATTATAAGATTGATCTGAAATAGAAAAATGTATACTGATTGGAGAATTTGCATTTAACGTAGTATATGGAGCATTAACCCAAGACTTTTGAGCAACTGAAAATCCACTCGTCGGAGGTTGGTTAAAAACAGAATCATATACATTTCCTACAACATTATTGCTATCTACAACTTGTAAAACTCCTGTTTTTGATGAACTTGCCTGTATAGATGTATTATAAGTATTTGTCAATTTAATTGATGATAAGTTTATTATTGTTTGATTAGTTGCATCGTTTCCAGATGTTAATACTTGTGTAAGAGTTGGCACTGAGCCAGTATTTCCACCACTTGGAGGATATGCAGAATTATTTATTGTAGATACATTTATATTAGAACAAGTTATATTATTTATATTTGTCATATTTAAATCTCCTGCATTATTTCCAGTCGTTAATACTTGTTGCAAAGTACCAAAACTACCAGTTCCCCCACCTCCATTAAATGGCACTTCATGTAAATCTAATTCATCAGACACATCTAATTTATGCACATACATTTCTTGTGTTTGTGGATTCCAAAAATTTGCTAATGACATATTATAGTAATTATATACTATGATAAGAAAAATAATTTAATTTAAATATGCAATATTTATTCAAGCATTCTACGAGAATGTGATACACGTTTGCCACCAGCATCTCCACCAATAATACGGCCACCATCATGACGCATATGACTATGTTTTTTACCACCTTTTAGCGATTTTTTCCAATGTTTGTGATGGCGTCTATGTGCTCGTCTCATATTATGTAAAGTTCCACCACCTAAATATTTTTGCATTAATTCATTTTCAGATGCAGCAGGTCGTGCTTTATCGGCTTTAAGAATAGCTTGAGAGTCAATAACACCACTAATAGTTTGAGATTTTTGTAATACTGTATCAGTTTCAACAAAGTCGTTATATAATGCAAATACATAATAATTAGTTTGAACAGCACTGTAATCAATACCAGATTGATTTTTAACATTTAATGTGACTTGCATTGGACAATTGCATACAGAACCGGGTGATAATGAAATGTCATCTAAACTAAAATCAATACCGGGTTGAAGAACAATCCAACCTCCAGAAAGTGGTATTTGCGATGCTGTCACAACGCCTCCAGCAGTAGGAAAACTTCCTTTATTTGCAACTGCTCCAGACCAAGTTAAATAAGAATCTTCTAAACCGTGATATCTTGCAGAGTTATATAATTGTAATTTATTGAAAGTTGAGCATTTACCGGGAACATTATTAAATGTGATATTAATTGGATTATTATCTTGTAAAGCATAAACCCAATCACCTTGACCAGCAGTTGTATAAGCTGATGGTCTTGCACCAATAACAAGAAGATAAGGGATTCGTGTTAAGTTGATTATATCCGAGATATAAGGAGCACTTGCACCAACTGCAAGACCTGTAGCTTGTTTGAGATTTCTTTCAACACTAACGATATGAATTCTATTTTTTAATGGACGTTCAATTGCAAATGATTCAGGAGCAGATAATAACATATAATTTAATTGTGGTTTAGAACTTTGTTCGAATGCATTATTATCAAATACAATATTAGTTAATGTGTAATTTGCACCGCCAACTTTACTTAAGGTACTTTGATTGATAGTTCTTAGACAACGAGAACCATTATTCATATTAATATTTATTGCAAAGTTTTTAACTCCTGTCAAAGCAATATCTTTAAACTCTTTTGAATCGTTATATATCCAAGGAGAGCTTAACAACGGTTCATTAAATGTTAAACGAACCCAACAAGTATAAGCACCAGCGGGCAAAGCATTATTATTTAATCTTGCAGGATTTGCTAAGGCAATAGCAGCGGCAGATAAACCACTATTAACCCAGTTGCCAGTACCACTAGCTGAGAATTCCATAGCATAAGTTGCATTTGGAATAAATCCAGTAAATGCATTAACATCATTAATATTTGCACAAGAGTTTAAATTTGATAAATATACATCTTGATACTTAACAGCATAATCAGGACAAGATGGACCAGCACGTCCAGCAAGATTTTTTCTATAATTTGAAAGACGAATAAGAGCATCTTTGACATCTTGTACTTGAGTTGTTGAAATTGTATTATCGTTTAACAGAGTTGTTTGTAATGAAATTCCTTCATTGAATGGTAATGCACATGGCGAGATGTCAACACCAGGAAAAAAGAAAAAAGATGTAGCTTGGTCTGCTTGAGCAATATCAGCATCAGTCGTTACAGTTATTTGAAATCTCATTTGTCCAGATATGGTGATAGCTCTATCAACGAAGAAACTTGGTTGAATATTTGGAGATTGAAAGTTTAAAAGAGCTTGAGTGGCTGAAGTTGAAGTCACATTAACTTGATTGACAGTTGAATTTGATTTTATGATTGGATATAAACTTTTGCCAGATTGCATAACTCTATCATCAACAACATTGACAAAATTGAATTTTCCATCATTTTCATTTCCAGTTATAGGGGCACTTGGGTTTTCTTCAAGACTATCCATTGTATTATTTATAATTATACAATAGAAAATAAAAATAAACAATTTATATCTTTTTTTGAAATAATACTTTTAATGTTATACATCCATTATTCGCTAATAATATTGGATATCGTCGTTGATTAAATTTATTCAACCACCAAACTGAAAATCTAAAGTTTTTCAAATTTTGCGAATCAGATAAATCTACCCATCTATGCATAGTTGGTTGATAAACTAACATATCTAAATAGTCGCTTGAACGTGTTAAATCAAGAACTAAATCTGTTATCATAGTTTGAGTGTTATTAGAGTTTCCACTTCCAACTGATAATCCAGTTCCAACAACAGAAACATTACCAACAATTTCGGGTTTTAAGCTTATACTATCAGAAGCAAAAATAAGTGATTGAATAGGTGACCAACAGTTGCCAGTATTAGGTTGCATTTGTGTACATATCCAACAATTAATATTTGTTCCTAAATTATACGGATTTTTAATTCCTGTTATATAATTTGATATTTTATTCAAAGGAACTAAATCCTTATAATTTGTAAGATTTGTATTTGCCGTAAAATTAAATGTTTTTAATAAGTTATATAAATCATTGTTAAATGTTATTGTTATTTGTTCTCCAGCTGTACAAGATACATAGCCTTGAGCATCTAAATATAAAGAAAATAAATTGCTTGAACCATCATAAACTATATAAGGTGCATTTGTAAGCATCGTCACATTAGCCATTTTGGACTGTAAATTGCTTCTTGCTGTCATAAATGCGTTATTTAGCATTTGTGTGAATACATCATAATTATATACAAAATAATATGTAGGATCACCTTTACCAACATTATTTGTAGGTATATATTGTAAAAATATTTCATCGCTTGTAAATGTTTTAGGAGATGCTATATTATAATATGTTAATAATACTGAATATGTTGTTGTATTTCCTGATGATACATTTGGTATCCAAATAGGCAAATTATGTCCTTCCATTGAAAAACGTTCAATTGCAAATTTGTAATCTCCTGTTTGATTAACAATATTTTGAGACGTTGTATCTTCAAAAACTGCTTGAAAGTCAGACGAGTTTACATTTGCTTTATCACATAATATAACAGCATTATAATAAGTACTTGATTGATTTGACATTATTAGTATATAATATACAAATATAATAAATTTATAATCTTGTTGTTATAATCCAAATTTTTCAAAACACCATTTACAAATAGCTTCATCGTATGTTTTAGAACTATATTTTCTAATTTGGCTATTAATCCAATCAGAATACGAGTTATTTTGTAAATTTCCATTTAATAAAAAACTAGTTGCCCATTTCCCACATGTTGAAACATCTTTGTTATAACTTTGATATTTGTTGTGATTCCAAAAAACTGCATAACCATCATCAATCGCTTTATTCAATAATCTTGTTAGTTCAGGTGTATTTTCTTTCAATACAACTAAATTATTTTCTGCTAGCCATTTACGACAATAATCGGGAGCAATACCATAGCCATCAAAAAACTGTATCGTCTTTCCTATTTTTTTCAATGCTTCCCAATGACCGATAACACTTGAACCTTTCTTTTCTTCTTCAAAATACAAAATAATATTCGGGGAGCTTTTAAATATTTCTTCAACAGATTTATAGTTTTTTAATGATGGATATGTTATAATATTTACATTATGATTCATTATTTTTAATATGTCATCTGTACTTAGACTTTTATTTTCAAGCTTTTTAATGTTCATTATAATCTATACACATATATAAATTATTTTTAAAATACAATATTTTTATAATAATATCACCATAAAAGATTATCAGCAAAAAAAGACGGAGTCCCTATTTTATGTCTATTTTTTTCATGTCTTAATTTATATAATTTTCTTCTTTTCTCTGCATATTCTTTGCCATTTTCTTTAAAATAAGTTGGATAATCCTTATATCCTACAGCTCCTATAGAACAAATAAAATTTCCATTGTAATATACATCTAATTTCTTCTTAGGATTTTTTGAATGATTTACTTGAACACCTAATAATTTTGCTTTATTTTTTGTGTATGGCAATATTTGATAAGTCATATATATTTGTATTATAAAATTTTCAATTCTTTCAAATATTCTTTTGAGTCAGATTGTACAATTTTGTCAAATTTTGTTCGTAGTGTATTTAATTTGTTCATTATAGTTTTTCTTACAGTTGAGTTTTCAGCTTGTCTTAATAACATATCAATATTATCAGAGTCTTTCACCAATGTTTTATTATCTAGTAAGTTTATTTTATTTATAAATCCATCAATTTCAGATGATATATTTTTAAATGGTATTTTTTGCCTATTTTCAACAATATACATTAACGTGTCAATATTGCTAATGACTTGATTTATTAATCCATCTTCACCATTAAATAATTCTAATAGTTCTTTATTTTTTGTTTTAATAAATAGACGTTTAGCCATCTTAAAGTAATTTCCTTCTTTTTCATATTCTTTTATATCCCTATCAAGACTTTCAGTTTGAAATAACTTAAAATCATTTATTGGAGTTTTATTGTTAAAAAACTGATATGTCGTACTAAAATCAATATAAATACTATTGATATATGCTATTACATCTATTTTTATTAATGATGGTTCAGCAATCGCATCAAGTATATTAATCTTATTTTTTGAGCCTTTCAGAACTTCAAAAGGTGTCCATTTCATAGGTTTCTCATCTTTTATGCCTATTGATATTTTGCCTATAATTATATTTTTCATTTTTGCAATTCTTTGTATCATATCTTGCAATTTAGTTTTAATATTTTGTTTAGCTTCATTTAAAGTCCTAAAATGTGTTTCGACTTTTTCAAAACAATCAACGTCAGAAGGATATAAAAAACCTCTTAGCGAATATGTTCCTTCAATATAAATATTTTTTGTATTTGTCAATGACATTGCATAAATAACTGCTAAATATTGCTCTGGGTAATCTTGAGGAAAGTTTTTCTTTATAATTTGCATATTTTATATAATATCTATATAAAATAGTTATTATATAAGAAGTCCCTTCTCTACGCAAAACTTATATACTGTCTTTAAATTATCTTTAGTACTTGTCGTTTCGTCTATTCTTTTTCCTGCATATTTTTTGTATTCTCTTTTATCCTTGTCGGAAATAATTAATTTTTTGAGTTCTGTCATGACGAAGCCATTTATTTCCTCATATCTCTTATCTCTCTTTGTAAATATGTATTCTGGTTGTTTTGCTTCTTCTTCTTTATGTTCGCCTTCAACATGATCTACATATGGTATTGGCTCTTCATCTTGTTCTTCAAGTAGAGGAGCATGTTGAACTTCTCTAAATCTTGGACTTAAAAATCTTTCTTCTACACCAAACTGTTTTTGTATTTGTTCTAATGTTAGTCCCGAGTCTTTTAATAGTTCATATATATTTTGTACAGTATTAGCTAAAGCTGTAACTTTATCTTCTTGTATTTGTTGTATTTTTCTTTCTAATTTGCCTTTATCCTTATCATATCTTTCTGTTGCTTCTTTTAGTTCTTCTTGATATTTCTGTTCTATTAATTCTGTGTTTGTTTTGTGCGTTTTCTCTAGTAATGTGACCTTGTTTTTAAGTTTTTTACCTGTATGTATTCTTTGTAATTCTTCTTTTTCTAAATTATAAGTTTGTTCAGCATGTTGAAGCAACTGATTTTTATTTTGTTCAATGGCATCAATATGTTCTCCTTGTGCCGTGGTTAAATCTAGCAACTGTTGTGAATATGTGGCATCTAGTTCATCAAAATGTCGATTTTCATCATTGTATGCTTGAATCAATTCATCATTTTGCTGTTTTATTGTATCTTTAACTCTTTTCATATCTAGGAGACGTTTAAATTCGGCGGCCACCTTAACTATCTTAGCAAATCTTGCTAATGATTTTCTTGCTTGTTTTAATTTCTCATTTTTTTCAGCAATAGCATCTAGTTGAACTTGTTTTTTTAATGCTTTATAATCAAGATAATTTCTGTCATATTTTAATCTGTCAGTAAGTTTTTCTTCTATTTTTGTAAAGTCTTCAAATACTTTTTCTTTATTAAATAATTCTTTTTGCATATTTTTCTTTATTCCTTCTTGAGCAAATTTTCTTTCTCTTAATTGCCTATTTGAATATTGTTGTAAACTATTTGCTATTTTTATAATACTTTGTAAAGCATCTGAAATAGTTTCATATATTCCTCTGTCTTTTAAATCTATTGTCTCAATAATAACATCTTGGTTTAATAATTCATCAGCAAGAGATGAAAAACGTTTAATTTCTTGTAGATTTTCAGAAGTCAAATTAAATCCTTTATCTAACATTGACTGTTGTATATCAAAGACATAATTTACTATATCTCTTGAATAATTATTATTTTTTAATTGACTTATCAATTTATTGAATAGTGATTCAATTTTGTCGTACACACTATTATCACTTTTTTCTTCATCTTGATAAAAATTGGGATTACTTGCTAATCGTAAATTATGTAACTTTGCTTGATGTTCTAAGTTTTTTCTTGCGTGTTCTTGATAGTGTTGTCTAGCTAAATGTGTCATTGCATGTGTACTTTGCACGCCTCCAACATATTTCTTTAATTCATTTTCATCAACATTATTTCTAGACATATTATATTTGTGATTTAATTTTCCTCCATAGTAGTCACCATAATATTTTAAATCCTTTTCAGGAACAACAAACTCAACAACTTTCTTCATCGGAGTTTCTTTATTTTTCATTAGTTCATGTTTTACACTTAAGATGTCTCTCATTATATTATCTATATAGATAAAATAATTCAAAAACGGAAATTCTATTTATTTCTTTTTGCCTAGTTCAATCATGGCTTGTTTATATGAGCAATCGTGTTTTTTTGCGTATTTTTTGCATTCTTCTACCCAAGATGAAGCTTTTCTTTTGCCTCCAACTTTACGACCACCTAGAGGACGACTACCAGCAACACGTTTGACAGATACACGTCTTAATTTGCGTTTACCACCTTCTTCTATTTCCACAACAGGCTCTCGACTTTTAATTTTTTTAATTACATCAATAACTTTAGGAGCATGTTTGACACCAAAATCAACAACTTTATGAATAGTATCTTTATGTTTATTATATAAATCAAAGCCTTTCTTACCATATTCAACAGCTTTTTTCCCTATATTTAGTAAAGTGTCAAATAATCCACTTCCTTCCATATGTTTCAAGTGATGACGCATATTTTTTACTTTATGTTTCCTTAAAACTGCTTGAATCTCTCTTTTAAGAGCCATGTTTTTTGCGTGTTTAATAACCATTATATAATTTTATAATAGAAAATAATATTTATTGATAATAGATTTTAAAAGGATTATGTTTGAAGTTCTAATTTAATTTCTTTGTATAATATATATAATTATGTCTTTATCTTGGTCAAAATCAAAGAATTCTATAGGAGTCGCTATAACAACATCAAAAACATTATCTCAAGCGAATAAAATACTTTACTTAACTGATGATAGTTTTGAACGAAAAGAGAAAAAACCAAATGAAGAGAAGAAACGAAAAGACTTCACAAAAGATGATATTTCTAATGTATTGTATTCAAGAATAAAAAACAGAAAAACAATTATTGATGAAATACAAAATGCTTTACAGAAGAATATTAATTTCGATTCAACTGATGAAAAAGCAGTTGAAGCATATGACAAACTAAAAAGAATGCAAGAAATAAAAAACGATAAAATTGAACTGCCTATGGGTGTTGAATTTGAGTTATTGCCATTAATGAAAGAAGATTTAAAAGATGGAAATTATAGACAAACATTATTTGTTAGTGGAATGCCAAATTCGGGAAAATCGTATTTTTGTAAACAATATTTATTATTATATCACGAAATTTATCCAAAAAATAAAGTGTATTTCATATCTCAGCAAAAATTAGAAAATGATGAAAGTTTAACAGAAGTTAAGCGATTTATGGAACAAATTAAAATAGATGATTTATTAGATACGGAAAACCCTATTGATTGGGAAAGTTTTACGTCTAAACCTTGTTTAGTTATGTTTGATGATTTTGATGGATTAGATAGAAAACCACTTATACGAGGTCAAAAATCAACTTTTCAAATTGTGATGGACTTAATGTATAATATTTTAGCGAATGCCCGTAAATTTGGGACTTTTTGTTTAATTACTAATCATGATTTAAACCCAAGAGATGGGAGTACATCAAAAATATTGAAAAATGTTGATTATTTTATTGTATTCACTCGTGGAATATTAAAACACAATTTAGAATATTTTGGAACAAAGTATTTAGGATTAGATAAACCATTATTATCTGAAATGAAGAAAAGCCCTTCTCGTTGGTTTGCAATTAGACGTATAGCACCTTTATTTATGTTATCGCAATATGATGCGAAAATATTAGAATAAAAATTTAAAAAATATTTATAATAGTAATATATATTAACAATTCAAAATGAGTATCGCAAATTTCTTTCAAAATGGCGTAATGTACATTCCTAAAGATGTATCAGTATCAGAAACAATGAAAACTTTAACTCTACAAAATAACAATAATCATACTGTTTCACATAGTATAGATGATTCAGGAAATTATAATATTGTCAATGCTAATAACACAAAATTAATTGCATTTGATAATTCAGCAAATTTAACAAACGACTCACAACTATATAATAATATTTTTGGAACTGTAAATGAACTAAATACAACAGCTTTATCTTTAATACAAAATAATACAAATGACATAACAACTTTACAAAATACAATTCAAGGAATTCAAAATAGTGGCGGTTCTGCTCAAGGCTTGGCATCTGTATTAACTATTTCTAATGATGCAAGTAATAAAAATATTTTAAATGCTGGTAATGTTTCAAGTAGCGAAATTACTATATTAGATACATTAGGAAACTGGACAATACAATCAGATGGAACAGGACAAAATCTTAATATAACTCCTGTTCAACAATATGGAACTATTAATTTTTTAAATGGAGGAAATCTAAATGTGAGTTCAGGTGGTTCAATATCAACATCAGCATTAACAACAGGCAATATTTTTTCATCTGGTCAAATAGTCGTCAATAATTATAATAATACAGGATATTTGATGATAGCTGATTCTGGTCAAAATTCTGGAAATGGCCATATTTATTGCACTGGTTCATCTGTTGGCAATTCATCAATTTTAAATTATAAGTCGTGTTCTTTTCAGAATACATCACACCAATTCGCTACAATTGGAATAGATCCAAGTGGAAATTTACAATCTCAAAATGTTTTAAATATGACTGGACAAGATATTTTGAATATAGGCAGTTTTTATTCATTAATTTCTACTATAAATAATTTGCAATCACAAATAACAACATTACAAAATTATAATAATAATCTAAAATCTTTCTTTGCAATATTTAACCAATCAGCAAATATAATTAATCCTTCTAATAATCAACCTTTTGATTTTAGCAATTTACAATAAATACTATAAATTTTATTTTCTTATTGTAATTTATATACATTACAATGTCAGCTTATCCCGCGTCTTGGAAATCCGATACTAATTATAGCACTCTATCAACAAATTTATCTTCAAATTATACAAATAATACTGATTTAGCCGCAAATTATGAAAGTAAAGCAAATTTAAGTGCCGATGTTCAATCTATTGTAAATACAATGGGCTTTGAGCTTTCTAGCTCTTTGTCAAGTGATGTTCAGTCAATTGTAAACACATTGGGTTTTGAATCTGCTTCTAATCTTGATGCGGATGTTGCATCAAATGTTGGTAATACTGCAAGCAATACATATTCTGCTCTCACTTCATTAGTTTCAAGCCAACTATCAGGTTATGAGCAATCAGCAAATTTATCATCTGATGTATCTGGTATTGTTTCTGGTCTCGGTTATGAGTTATCAGCCAATTTATCAACTGATGTAGCAAATGCTGGCTTTCAAAATGCTTCACAAGTCGCTACAGCGATTACAACCGCATCGTCAAATTACGCGTCTGCATCAAACTATTCATCTTTAAAATCTCAATTACTCGCATTTGTTAATGTTATGAATGCTTCTGCAAGTCTTACAAATTCGGATGGTTCTCCATTTGATTTTACAAATCTTGTTAATGCTTTATCTTCTTAAACATAGTTTTTCATATTAATAATTATTATTGATTATTAACATAAATTTTATTTAGTTTCTGTTGTGGATGCTATTGTTATCCTAGTTTCACTATTTTTATTATTGTTATGTTCTGGGTCATCTAATTCGTGAACTGTATCACGTATACATTCAAAACAACAACATTTTATTCGTTTGCATTTTGAATAAAACAAATATCTCACGCTTAATAAAAGAAATGTTGTTGAAGAACCTATCATTATAGTTAAAATTGTATCAGATATCATTATATAATATGTTAAGACATTTTTGTAATACTTTTAAGTTATATTGTTTTTTTTTTTTACATAACTTCTTTTTTTAATTGGTTGAACTGATTTTTTTAACTTTTCAAATTCTACTAAAAGCGATTCATATTTTGATTTATAGTCTTCATATTTTGCTTTGTAGTGTTCATCGTTTTTAATCGCTTCATTTCGTATTGAATCTTGATAGGATAATGTTTTTTCATGTCCTTCTTTGCAACAATAATCACAACAATCTAAAATAATTACTTTATTTTCATCTTTATAATTATAAATATGATAACACTTACGCTCAATACAATCATAACAGAACTGAAATTCAGAACAAATACTACATTGAACCATTCCCCCAAGTGTATGCACTGAATTACAAGTTTCACAATTTAACCAATCAACTCCCATTATATTAATTAATTTATATAATATTTATATTCTTTATTTAATTTTACTATCCATCTCAATAAGAAGCATTTTCCACATATTTTGATAAATCTTTAACAAAATACTTTTTAACTCCATATCTATAATATCCATCATTATAATTTCTCTCTTCTGAAAACATTTCATCATCAAAATCAAAATTATCAGTTTCCATTATCTATATAATTGTAGGTATGAAAATTAAATTTGTTTGCTAATTATATTACAATGTACAAGATTATAAAAAATTTAGGTTTAGATAATACGTTAAATGAAATTCCTGTAAAACCAAAATTTGTCAATAGGATTAAAAACAATGTTCCTTTATTAAAAAATTTCAATGATATGGCGGACTTATTACATTTGCCAACTACAAAAGAAGGATATAAATATTTATTAGTTATTGTGGATTTAGCGACTGACAATTTTGATATTGAACCAATGAAAAATAATACGTCAACTACAACTTTAGACGCTATGAAGACTATTTTTAATAGAAAATATGTAAAAAAGCCATTTGCAAGTATTAGAACTGATAATGGTTCTGAATTTAAAAAAGATTTTCATCAATATTTATATGATAATAATATTGTTCAAAGATTTGCATTACCATATAGACATACTCAACTTGCGAATGTAGAAACTTTAAATAAACAACTTGGATACATATTTAATTTGTATATGAACTCTATTGAAGAAATTACAGGAGATAGATATAATGAATGGACAGACATTTTAGATTATGTAAGAACAGAATTAAATAAATCAAGAGGAAAAACTTATACATCTGAACAAATAGCGAAACAACCAATGCCCGATGAATCGCAAATACCAATACCAAAATATAAAGTAGGGGATTTAGTTAATTATGCTTTAAACTATCCAAGAGACGCATTAAATAAGAAACAGCCCACAAGTGCATTTCGTGCGGGAGATTATAGATGGTCTTTGTATCCCGTTAAAATTGTGAAAATAATTACAATGAATGATAAGCCATATAATAGATATATCTTAGAGGGTTTACCAAATGTATCATATAGTGAATATCAGTTAATTCCAGCTCACAAAAATTCTCAAATACCCATATTAAAGATACTTGAAAAACAAACAAAAAATAAAAAACATTGGTATTTAGTTCAATTTAAAAACCAATTAAAGAAAAATGCTGTTTGGGTCAATGAAGATGACTTAATAGAAAAAGGTTATGAACAAGACATCAATGATTTTAATCAGAAATAAACTTTTTTCTTTCTGTAAAATTATTTGAATTGACTGAATGCCAAATAACATTTTTAAGTGTTGTTTTGTCTTCAGAAATTATTAAATGTGCTAATCCTGTTTCAGTAAATGTATGAGGATTTAATAATACTATTGAGTCAGTTTGAACACGTATAACTTTATGTAATAAGTTCTCTCTTAATATCATTTTTGCTATTTGTGTTCTACTATAAGATGTTAAAAAACTTTTTAATCTTGAAAAATGATAATCTATTTTATTTATTGTAATAGGCTCAAATAAATCTTCTGTGTCAATAACTTCAAAATATGGGTTTCCTTCTTCGTCTTCATATTCATCTAAAACTTTGTATTTTGTTTCCTTATTCCAATCTGCAATACAAGAAGCGTCTAACTCAAAATATTCATCATCTGCCTCAAAATATTTTCTTTTAAACTTCGTTATGTATCCCCATAATGACGATGACATTCTTTTCACAAGTTTATTTTTTGGTAATGCTATTTTCAATTCAATCATTTTTTTATACCAAAATTGAAATATTTTTAACGGCTTTATTAATGTTTTTTCATCATATAAATACGCATTGAATTCATCATCATTATTTAATGTCATTTTTATTGCGTCATCTCCTGTAAGTTTAAGATGTTTATTTAAATCATTAATGAAATTGAGACTATAATGTGTATAAACATTTTTTGAACTTAGTGCAAATACTTTATAAAAATCTTGTGTTCCATTTTCTACATTATTGTAATTTGATAAAGAAACTTTGTAATAACCATATTTTAATGGAAATGTTAAAGTATTTAATTTAACTTCTTGTCCGCGTTTTGTGGGTATTTGTAAATTTGATTTGCCTAATAAATAAGGATACCATCCCTTAACATCATAGCCATAACAATCAATTACTTCTCCTAATATATTTTTATCTATTGAAATCAAACCACCATTTGAACATTTATGTTGATAAGTAAATTCTATATAATCAACTTCTTCTAATGGATCTTTTATTATTACATTCTTTGAAAATCTTGCGAATATTCCAAGTATTGCTTTTTTGTGATTTTCATATTGTAAATAATCTATATCAAATTTCTTTAATTCTTCCACATATTTAATAAAATCTGTTCTATATTGTTTTAGTCCTTCTATACTTGGCTCATAACCGCCTTGTACTTCATAATATCTATATCTATAATCTTTTTTATATGACTTATGAGATTTCATTATATTTTCATTATCTTGAATGTAATACAATGTTCCTAAATTGTTAATGTAAAATCTTGTTCCGATTTTTTGACTCATTATTATAATATATATATAATATAATAATATTTTATTTTTTAAATTATTTTATTTTTTATTTTATTTTATAAATTTTATTTTATATATTTTTATATGTGAATAAAAAACCCAACTTTTGTGGCGACTTGAAATTTTGCGTTATTTTTTACGCGATCACTTGCATAGTCATCATGAAATGAAATAACATCATCATCATATCCTTTAATTGTTATTGTTTGTCCAAATGCGTCCATAATTTTTATCGAAATATCTTTGTCTTCATATCCTTCTTTTTTTAGACTGTTATAAAATGTCTCAATATCACTCTTTTTTAAAAGATTATCTTCTCGTTTTGGTTGTATAATTATTCTTCTTGTTTTTATATTTTTATTGTATTGAACATCATCTAACATTTCAATAGTGTAGTTTTTTCCTACTTGTTTCATTTATATAATTATACTATATATTATTTTTTATTTCTTAAATTATTTTATTTATAAAAAATAATCTATACATTTTTTTAAAAAATTAAATTTCGTCAACAAGCTTTTTCTCAATAGAAATTATTTTATATTTGGCAGATAATGTTTTAAGGGCTGGATGCAAAAACTTTTTGGGGTGAGTCTCTAATAAATGCAGTTCTCTTACTTGATGATAATTTAGTCCTAAAACTTCAGCAATTTCTTTATATGACTTATAATTTTTTGTTTGAGTTGTGCCGTCATCCTTAGAAACAATTAATGTGAATTTTTCTGTTTTTACCATTATTCTATATATTATAT